TAATGCTTTCTATGGAGCAATGTAATGCATCGTAATCGAACATGGACTTTAGATCCTCCTGAATGGAGGACACAACGGAATCGTTTGCTTCCTATAGAGGGAGGGGATGGTTCTACATTAAACTTAGATTTTACTACGGGTGTGCTTGATCCACGGATAACATTTAGTCGGCTTAGTACTGCGACCTTTGTGAACTCAAGTGGGTATGTTCAATTTGCCAATGCCAATTGCTTTACTTACAGCAACCCCGGACCAGGCGTACCGGGCTGGAATGCAACCGGATCTGTTAGTTGGATTGGAGGTGGAATTGCTGATCCCATTGGTGGAACAAACGCACAGTCGCTTCTTTTTAATAACGCAGCGTCTGCAATCTTCAATACTGCCGGAACTACTGTTGTATCTGGAATTACTCACACATTTTCTGTGTGGCTTCGTGCAGCAAGTGAAACAACAAATGCAAGAATTGGGAGTTCAAATACTGGCGCGGTTTTGACCGTAGCGTTGACAACTACATGGCAGCGATTTAGTTGTCAGTATGTAACCAACGGAACAAACGATGGTGGTGCTGTTTATTCACAGACTGTAAGTGCAAGTACGACTATGTATGTTTGGGGAGCGCAAGTTCAACCGGGTTCAATTGCTGGTGACTTAATCCAAACAAGTGGAACACAGAATTACAGCACCCCTCGGTTCGACTACAGCCCTACGAACATTGGGGAGCCAAGGGGACTGCTTATTGAGGGGCAATCGGTGAACTACTTGCCGTTCTCAAACACGCTTCAGGGTGGAAGTTGGTTTACAGGTGGAAATAATGCTGGAGGAACTGTAACAGTTACCAACCCATATACAGCAACAAACCCAGCAAATGGCTCGACCTGCACTCGTCTTCAATTTGCGGTTGCAGACGGTGGCGGTTCTCCGCGACTTTACTACATCACAAGTCAGACAAGCCCGTACACAATGTCTTTGTGGATGAAGTCGAACACATCAGGCAACCATACATTATCGTTGTATCAAAACGATACATGGGTAGATTTCACCGTCACGCCAACATGGCAAAGATTCCAAACGACGAGAACATCTGGTTCCGCTTTGGTTGGATTCTTTATGCTTGGAAACAACAGTACATCATTAACGCCTGACATTCTTGTTTACGGCGCACAACTAGAACTCGGCTCCGGCGCATCCTCCTACATCCCTACGGGTGCGAGTGGGGTCATGCGAACTTTAGACACTTGCTACATGAGCGGTATCAGTAGTTGGTTCAACGAGTCCGCAGGTACGGTCATAAGCAATATAACCTACAACGGATTGGCTACTGATAATTCAGGTATTGAATTGAGTGTCGGTACAGGTATTTCTGCAACTAACCGCATTGGTATCAGAAAGGGATATGTTGATTACTATAGCGGTGGGGTTAACAGTGCTGAACTATATCCAACAATCACCTCTGGTAATGTGCGTATTGGTAGTGCCTATTCGCTGAACGACTTTGCTATATGTAGCAACGGTGGAGACATGAAAACAGATGTTACAGGAGCAGTTCCGGTTGGATTGAATACGCTCAAACTTTACGCGGATAGTGGCACTAGTGGTCTAGTAATAAATGGTTTGGTCAAGTCAATTAAGTACTTCCCAACCCGCCTTTCTAATTCACAATTACAACAAATTACCAATCCTACATATGTTGCACCTACTTTAGATTTAGATTTTGTACCTATGACTACTGGTGCAGACCTAATAAATAAAGGAATAACTTTTACCCGGCTTAGTAATGCAACCTTTATAAACTCAAGCGGATATATAGAGTTGGCTGCATCTAATGAAATGACATATAGCCAAGGACAAGATTCAGAAACATTCTGGAACAGATATGGCACTGGCGTTGTACGAACAGCAGGGCAAACAGATCCAAATGGTGGAACATCTGCTGTAAAACTGGTGTACACCGCAACGGCTGGTGATGCTGTTATCTCACGAAGTGTTCCTACTAGTATTGGGCTTTCTTACACGATATCTATGTGGATGAGGGCTGATAGTGGAACGCTTACAAATGTGCGATTTGCTAGAGCATCAACACCAACAGGTGCATTCTTTCCTACGTTAACTACAACATGGCAGCGCGTAAGTATGTCGTTTACAGCATCCGGGGCTAATGATGGCATTGAGATTCGGGTTCTTACAGCAGGTTCTCCACAGACTGCAACTTTCCATGTCTATGGAGCGCAGTTGGAAGCTGGTTCTACAGTTCGTACATATCAGCCAGCACTTGGTGCCGTTGCATATTACAGTCCTCGTTTTGATAATAACATTCTGACAAGCCGTACTAATTTAATATTACAATCCAATAACTTTACTATAGCAGCAGGTACACCTTGGGCGCAAAAAGATGCTACACACTCTGTAACTCTTACAACTGATACAGCACCACCCGGATTCAGTGGTACAGCCACAAAAATCACAGCACTTAATTCTGATGCTGGTATAACACAAGCACTTAGTGTTCCGGCGATTTCTGGTAAGACAGCAAGAATTTCATTTTATGCAAAATCAAATGCAGTTACTGAACAAACTTGTTTTTTACAACAGTCTTCTAGTTTGTTGTCTACTGTAACAATACCTACAACATGGACAAGAATAGATCTGTCAGCCGGAGCTAATGCTATCACTGAAATTACTTTAAAAGGATTTATAGATCCACTTGATATATCTATTTATGGTATGCAAGTTGAATATGTAACAAGTGGTGGAGCTACCGACTATATCCCAACAACAACAGCCTCAGTTACAGTCAATACAACAGAACCGAAAGGGTTGTTGATTGAGGGAGCAACTACTAATTTATGTACATATAGTAACGACTTTAACAACGCTAACTGGACTAGGGATGGTGTAGCAAATGGTGCGCTTGATCCTGTAGTTACTCCGCTATATCCTTCTACTGGTCCTGACGGTGCATTAACTGTAACACGCATTGTTTTTGACAAAATAAATGGCGCATCCGGTGTTAACGGCATATTTTCCCGTATTCGCCGTACCATATTATCTGTACCAAGTAACACATATACCATGTCCGTTTGGATGAAAGCAAATATAGCAAACGGTGCAGCAGGTATCCAAAATGTTGGTCTAAGGATGGGATCAAGTGCCGGAGTTAACTGCGTAGTTACCACAACGTGGCAACGGTTTACTCATACGTTTGCAGTTACAGACGGTAGTGCTGAGTTCCAAATCATGCTTTGGGATAACATTACTGGACCACCTGTCAACAGCGAAACCGCAGACATTCTTGTCTACGGCGCACAAACGGAACTAGGTTTTGGCGCAAGTTCATACATCCCTACAGGTTCAACAAGCACAGTGCTACGAGTTGCGGATCACTGCACAATCCCTACTTCATCATTCATCTCTGGCAATCCTTATCCGCAGACCTTGTTTGTTGACTGCATCCCAAATACACCAAGCGGTGCGTACCTTGACATTCTTCGTGTCTTTGATCGAACAGTAGGTGGCACTTTCTCTTATGGAAACCAGATCTATTACTACAACCCTCCGACAATGACGGCATCTCGAAAGATTGCAGCATCGACAAATACTGAGCGCAGTTTTGCCACTGGACTTGCATATGGCACTCGGCATAAATTTGCACTTTCAATTGATTCATCTTCATTCTCTGGTTCATATGACGGAGTTACTAGTACTGGCGTAGCAACTGCACCTACTGCATTGCCAACCGTGGCAACACATTTGGGTATTGGGTGTACAGGAGATTCGGCTCCAAATGCAGTTATGTTTGGAACAATTAGACAGATTAAGTTTTATCCATCCGCTTTGTCACAATCACAGATCAACACCTTAACCACCCTGTAACATCATGGACTGCATCCTCTGCAAAACCTAAGAAAGATATCATGGATTATCAATTACGAACAGATACTAAAGAAGAAACTGATGCCGCTCTTGTAGCTGCAGGTATTCTTGCTGAACAAGTACACGAAGGTGTGACAACCTTAGTCCCTACTGGTTTAGTAGCTATTGATTATATTGGCTCAATTTCAAAGCCAGCAACTGTAGATGAAGAATTTATTGTTATTACACCCGGCACAACTGACTCACGATTCCATACAAACATCCGTGTTTGTTTTGAGATGACTGAAGAACAGATTGAGTTGCTTCCTGTTGTTGATCCCGCACCAGCGATTCCATATCGCGTATTCGCATAAGAAAGGAATACTATGAAGAAGAAACCAGCTAAGAAGATGATGATGGATAAGAAGATGGACAAGAAGATGGCAGTTAAGAAAGCCGCTTCCAAGAAGAAGCCTTATTAAATTTAACGAAAGATACACAATATGAATGAAGAGACTCCCGATATGATGGAACAATCCTCCGAGACTCCAGTCATGTCTTCGGAACAATCTCTTACATCGACTCCAGAGGATGCTCAGCTTGCTCGTGAGAAAGTAGCCTTTGATGCTTATGTAAGAAACCAAGGTATGGCTGTCCCTGAAAACTTCAAGGATGCCGGAGCTTGGTTTGAGAGTTTAAAGACTGCTCAAAAAGGATACACTCAGTCACGACAAGAAGTCGCAGACCTGAAGAAGAAGTATGAAACAACCCCGTCAACTACTAATCCAGTTACGGGAAAGCCTGTGGTAGAACCTGTGAAGGAAGTAATTCCTTTGTTACCAGAGGTCTTAAAGATTCCAGAGAACAAGGTTGAAGAGGTAGCCAAGGTAGAAAACAACCCGGCATCCTCAGATGATTGGAAGCAGTGGACCATTGAGTTCACGGCTAACAATGATCTTTCGGCTGAGACATTGGAAGTCATTAAGAAGAAGACTGGTCTTCCTGATTATGTTGTTAATGAATATATGCAGGGACAGAAGGCTAAGATTGAGATGGCTTATACTAAGGCATCTGAGTTAGTTGGTGGTCGGGAAGAGTTGAGTAAACTCTTTGTCTGGGCTAGCAAGAACCTCAGTCCTGCAGAACAGGCTTCAGTCAATCAGAACCTAGCATCAGCATCTTGGGATGTAGCCCTCTATGGGCTTCAGGCTAAGTATGCTAAGACCACACAGACAAGCAAGGGTGCAGAACCCAAGCCAAGTGCAAGAGGACAGGTTCCTATTGCATCGACTCAGCAGGGTATTGTCGCTTATCAAACTAAGCGAGAGTTCTCTGCAGAGCGTAATCATCCGGGCTTCAATGCCGATCCTAAGTATCGTGCATATGTTGAGCAGCGGATGATGCGTACTAACTTTGAAAAATTACCCAAATAATCCGTAACAAGACAGCGGATCGACTGAGGTTAGCCAAAGGGTAAATCCCCCTTTATGGTAATGGATGACCCTTGGCTAAACTCACTCAACAAAAAGACTCCCTTAGGAATAATCGAACGGTTGAGAACTTTTTGTCTTATAATTTGATATGAATGATATGATCTTTTTTAAGAAAGAATACTACAATGGCAGCAACTACTTTCGCTAGCACAAATGTCCCCTTTGGAGACTTTACACTTCCTCGTACTGCAGCAGCAGCTGAAACTTCAGGTGGATCAACTCCACTTAATAAGCTTTGGTTACCACTTTGGTCGGGTGAAGTCATCAATGCATATGATCAATTTAATATGTTTGAAAACATGATTACCACTAAGACTCTTACTGGTGGATACTCTTACGAATTCCCAATCACTGGCACTGTCGGTCTTAACCCATCTTGGAATTCGGGTGTTGAACTCGGTGGTTACAGTGGTGACACGAATTCTACCTCGACCACTATCAAGGTCAATCTTGATAAGCGTCCAATGGCAGCTCACTTTGAAACCGACAATGTTGACTTGCTTGTTACTCAGTGGGATTACCGCTCTGAGTTGGCTCGTCAGGCTGGACTTACCCTTGCTAACACTCGTGACCGTCAGATTCTGATGGCACTCGTAGCCGCAGGTTCTTTACCTCCAGTAACTGGAGATCCTCGTGGTCTTGCAGCGGCTGCATTCCATGCTCCAAAGCAGATTTCAAGTGGAACTGTTGCTAATTTAATTGGCGCAACTTCAGATAATGAAGGACTTCAGGTTCTTCAAGCAATTGAAGATTATCTCGTTACCTGCCAAGAGAATGATGTTCCAGTTGGCAGTGTTTATTGCGCTGTACCTCCAAAGGTATTCCAAGTTATTCGTGCGCTTGGTATCCCAAGATCTGCTTACACTGGTTATAATGCTACTGGAGCACCAGCAGTTACTGGTGTTCTCAACACTGTTAGTAACTACGCAAATAACCCATTGTTTACTGGAAGTGATGAATATGGTGCTGGTGCTCCAATTTCACAGGGCATGAACGCAATGACTGACAGCCTTGATTACATGGGTGTTAAGATTGTTAAGAGTAACCATATTCCAAAAATCGACCACAGTGCCACTGCTAATAACATTGGTGGTTCCAAGTATAACTTGAAGTGCTCTGGATTTGCAACTTATGGTATTATCTTCCAGTCAGAAGCAGTTGCTGGTCTTTCCCTCATGGGCATGAAGGTTGACACCGTACAGGATGTTCGCCGTAATACTCAGTTCACCGTAGGCAGCATGCTTAAGGGTACTGGTATCATTAAGCCTGAGATGGTCAAGCTTATTACTGGTTGCACAGCCGCTAATACTGCAGATACTCGTGATACTATTGCAACTTTCCTAAAAGGGACTGTTGCTACTAACTACACTGGTGGCTTCGGTGGCGAATACTTCACAAGCTAATGATTACTCTTCTCCTTCATAACAAGTTTCTAGTACTAGTTTGAATCGGAGGTGATCGTTTATCTACCCCCGGCTCCCTTAAGTGGGAGTCGGTGGGTTTTTTCTAACAACTAAAGGAGGCTACTATGGGCTTAATAACTAAGCTACAGGCAATTAATCAAATGCTACTGGCTTCAGGTGAGAACCTTGTAGCTGACCTTGAAGGTGAGTCGGGTATTGATACTGGTATTGCTGATACTCTACTTGAACAAGCAAGCATTGACCATCAGTTAAGAGGTCTTGCCAACAACAAATATATTCGTAAGTTTACTTTAACAGCGGATGGTTATATTGCTCTACCTACCCCAGATTCTGATGAGTCAGGTATCCTAGCGGCTGAGTTAATCTCACAACACATTAGTCCAGAACTTGGATTAATCAAAGCAAGAGTATTAAACAATGCATCTCCTGCTCGTATGTGGAACATAACTGATGATACTGATGTATGGAAGTCTGCTGATGGTCCATATTATATTGAATTTACAATGAAGTTACCTTGGGAGAACCTAGAGACTTCAGTACAGAGAGCCATCATGGCTACTGCTATGCGTCACTACCAGAGTATTACTCAGGGTGATGAAGCAACTGATGCCTTCTTGGGATACCAAGAGCAACTCTTTACTCTCAAGAGCAAAGCAGCAGATATGAATGACAAGAAGAAGAACATCTTCGGTAATAACAATCTAGCTAGAAGTTCAGCAATGCGTTCTCGTAATTTAAGTGATCCAAATCGGTTTAGGTACTTTCGTACCGGAGGTTTTTAATGGCTATTCGCAGACGCAGCCCACAGGCTGGCTATGCCTCAACCAAACTTCCTGTCTTTACAACCAACTCTGTTGGTAGACAGTCGCCTAATAGACGGCAACCAAACGAGGCAGAGAATATTGACAATGCTTTAGTTTCCCTAGAGCGTAACTTTGAGAAGCGACCCGGCTTTGAGATTGTACCGCAGAAGTCTGCAGCCGAAGCTACCTCATGGGATACCTCATCCAATGCTATTCGATTAGATTTGTATGCCCTAGCGGCTGTGCCATCAACCCATGATCTATGGTATTACTGGTACAGTATTAATGAAGAGAATACATTCCTTGTTGTAGTTGACTTTAGTGCAACCACAACTGCTCATAATTTATTTTATATTTTTAGAGTCTACCCTACAGGTAAGTGGGAAGATCTAACTCCAGCTAATCAGAATACTGAGGCTGTAGTCAGTGCAACTAGCCGTGCTTATATTACACACAACCCAAACAACAGCAAGACAGCCAAGGAATCTCTTAAGGCTGTATCATTGGGATCAAGCGTGGTTGTTCTTAATAAGAATGTACGAGCGGGATTCAGTTCTGATGTTACTGGAAATGCAACTACTGATGGTATGTTATTTGATTTAAACGGAGATGTCACTACAACCCCAGATGTCAATGGTCGTAAGATTAAATACTATACGGCAGCTAAAGTTGCCAAGGTATTTGACACGGGTGCGGATAACCTACCAAGCACAGGAGATGATGTCTTACTTGGATGGAAACCTGCACTAGAAACTGGTATCTCACAAATAGAGGGTGGTGGTACTCCAAATACACATATTCATTTATCTGATGCAGCTTCTAATCTAGATGATACTTATAATTGGATGACTATGTCAGTAACCTTTGCTGATGGGCAAGTAAGTACTGGACATAAAATAACTGACTATGTTGGTGCAACCAGACAAGCAACAGTTCTTCCAGTCTTACCCCAACACGCCAATAATGTGACTACAAGATACTCCATTAGTATTGCTTCATTAGAAGTTACTGGTACTGTAGCTGCTAATTCTATTATTACAGCAACTACAGTAACCTTAGCATCTTCAGCTTCTATTATTAATGATGCTTATAAAGGACAGTCAATTACCTTTTCTAACAGTGGTCCCTATACCATTACAGGCTATGTGGGTCAGACAAGAGTAGCAACTATTTCTTCGGGATTAACAAGTGCCGTTACAATCGGCAGTACTCTCTATACTATTAATATAACCAATGCAGATTATATCTCTGCTGATGATTACTATTATTATAATTCAGCTCAAGCTTACTTAGGAAGTCGTGTAGATGATTTATCTACGATTAGATTACCCCCTGAAAAGGATGATTGGTTCTCTAATAACTCCAAACTAAGTAGTCCTACAGATGATACTGCTAAGCTAATGCTTCGCTCTCTCTATGATAGCGATACACTTCTCAATGGAATTATAGATGGTCGTGGTAAGATCTTCTTTACACTTAACCCATATCTAAACACAACAAGTGGATACTATAGAGTCATTAGTTGGAACCCAGCTGAGCAGACTTATTATTATGATTCAAATGATACTACTAAAGGTATCTATACTTATTCGGGTGTCACTGTAGTGGGTCCTAATACCATAACACATACAACAGCAATCACTACAACAGGTAGACCTTATCTCCAGAAGATTAGAACACCTGATGAACACTCTTACATTGATCCCAAAAGAATGCCACAGAAGCTTGTGGTATCCATTGATGCATCCAATGTAACCGCATGGAATATTGAACCAATCAAGTGGTCTGCTAGAACCACAGGTGACAAGACAACCAATCCGGGACCGAGTATCTTTAAGACCGTAGACCGCAAAAAGCTTAAGCATGTAAAGATTAACTCCATCGCAGTCTTTAAAGATAGACTGTGGTTCTCCGCTGATGATGTTATCTTCTCATCTGAGATGGGTGAATATGAATCACTCTTCCTTAAGGATGCAGAGAATATTATCACCACAGATCCGATT